GCCAGCGCCACAGCCGCCGCCGCGAGGCCATGCACCGCCGCCAGCGCCGGCGAGGCGAGCGCCGGCGATCCGGCCACCAGCGCCGCGGCCTCTAGTGCGCTGTTTTCCGGCGCCGCGGTGGTGATGGCGGGCGCGCCCATGGTGGGCGATCCGGAGGCGAGGCCGGAGGCGGTGGCCTGATGTCTTTGAGCGATCGTTGGCGAGGCGAGCGCCGGAGCGGAGGAGGCAAGGCCGGAGGCGGCAAGCTCATGGGCGGTGGTGCCGCCGGTGCTTTCCAGCGCCGGGGAGTCAAGCGCCGGAGCACTCGCCGTGAGATCGGAGGCAGTGAGCGCCACGGGCGCCGCGGTGAGCGCCTGTAGTTCGGCATTCGTCACGCGCGCCGGATAGAAACGCAAGCGCCGCATCCAGCCATTGAGATGTTCCGCCGGCGCCGTGCCGCTATGTGTCGAGCCAATAGCCAGCCGCACGAGATTCCCGGCAAGAGGGACGGACCCCGCCGTGTCGGTCAGCACCGTGCCGCCGTTCTGGCATGCGCCGAAGTCATTAAGTTTGTAGGCGTATGCGACACGGTGAACAGCGTTGGCCGAGATATTGCCGCCAAGCAACTGAGCTTGAACCGCGCCGTCCGTAACGGTAAGCGATTGCATTTGGCCGCTAGTTGCCGCGAACCGGATGAAGTGCCGGTTACTGTCGGTGCTGCCCCGCATTTGAAAGGCATACATGGCGGTGCCGCTCAGGGACGGCACCCGGAACTCCACCACGAATGTTCCTTCCGTGGAGGCAAACCAAGAAAGATCCGTCGTGGTCAGGCTTTCCGCCGCCCCCGCAAGCGCCGCGTTTTGAATAAGGAGGCCGTTGGCCTCAAAGCGCGGCTCATTGGCTGCCGCCGTCTGCGGATTGCCGTCTATATCCGTATAATTTGCGGTACTCGCCCGCGTGAACGTGACGCCCGGAGGCATCACGCCCTCCGTAAAGATCAGATCAAGCGCGGGCGCCGGGATAGCCATGCTTAGGCGGCGCCCGGTACGCCAATGTCAAAGCTGGCGAGCGTGAAGGTGTTTCCGCTGGTCACCGCTTGCGATGCCGTGAGCGTGGAGGCGGCAAGCAAACGGCTATTCCCGGTGTCCACGATACACCAGTGCGTGGCCGTGCCCGTGCCGCTCACCGTGCCGCCGCTGATCGCCGGAATCACCACCTTGCGCCCGGATGGCGTGCGGGCGGTGGGCGCCGGAATGGAAACGGTGGCGTTGCCAAGCGTGTAAGTGCCCACATTGGCCCAGCTCGCCGGCTCCGCGCTCAGGATGTGGATGTGGGTGGCCTCCACGTCCAACACGCTCAGGCCGTTATCAATCACGCGATCGTTGAGGTAGGGCATTACTCGCCCTCCTCAGCCTTGATCTTTGGCGGGCGCCCCGGCCCACGCTTGTTGGCCGGCGCCGGCTCCACCTTGTTCACCGGCGGCAACTCCGCTTTTTCCTCCACCACCAGATCCTCCGCCGCCACCGGCTCATCCTCCTCCTCGCTCACCACCGTGGCGAGGCCTCGCGCCACCAGATCGCGGCCAATGGGCGAGGTGGTTTCAAATTCCTGCCCCGCCTGTACCGTGCGGGTTTGCGAGGTATGAAAGGCATCATTGGCTTTTAGTCGCATTTCATTGGCTCCGTTGGTCAAAGAAAAAGCCGGCTGAAAAGCCGGCTTGGTGTTGGTGATGGCGGTGGTGATCACAACAGGAACAGCCTTTTTGCTGATTTCTTGTTGTTCTCCGGCCCCCATAACGGGCGAAGGTTGGTGAGCGCCCACGCTGCTTTGAAATCAGGATCATCCGGTGTCTCAAAGCTGAAAGAGGCGAGCGGCACAATATGATCAATGTGCCATTCATCCCGGTTTTCCCACGTCATGCCCGGCGAAAACTGGCGCTCCAAATGCCGCATAAGCGTGGCAAGGTCATATCCAACAAGAATTTGCCAGCGGCGGCGGGACTTGCTGCCCGTGGCTATGCTTCTAAGGATTCCCGACCGCACCCGCGAGTTTATGGCAAACCTTGGATCGGATTGGTATTTGGCGTTTTGCCATTCAAGAGACTTGGCGCCCAATTTGGCCTTAAACGCCGGGTCAGCATGATACTGCACCTTGAACGATTCGGATTTTTGCCGCTTGTGAACGGCGCGGAGGTGGCGCGGAATAGCAAGGCACGCTTCGCAACTCCGTTGCCGTTGCTCCGCTTTCACGAACGGCCCACCGCAGTTCATGCAAAAAAGCGTGGTCCCAACAGGCTCTTTTGCAATAGGGCGTGGAGTGCGGCATGCCGCACATTCGACACGCTTCGAGTGATCTAATACGAACGACGCGCCACATTTGCGGCACGGCACAGCGTCGCCGTGGGCACGGGCATGCCTTCGCGTTTTCCGCTCAGGCCATTTTCCCCGCATCCGCGCCTTGTTATATTCTGGACGGCATCCGGCGCAAATTTTCTGATTCCTGCCGACCTTGGGCGATAGCTGCTGGCAAACCAAACACGAAAAAACGGGACCATCCGGCCCGTGTTCCACAGGAGTAGTTCTAGCGCCAGCCTTTATACGCGCTTTGTGAACCTCTTGAAAATATTTAGCCGCGCGGCCCTTGCGGCATTCGACGCAGCATTTTTGGCCCGATCCGGCGTGGTCTTTCGGTTTGGTTTCGCCGCATACAACGCAAGTATAGGTCCGTTGTTTGGTCAGCGTAGCCATATCATCGGACAGCATTGGTGAGCCTCCTACGCTCATTGGTGACAGAAAGCGCCGGGGAGTGGATTCCCCGGCGCTTTCGCCATTATATCGCACGAAGCTCACCACAGCGGTTAATTCTTACAGACTACTCAAATGGTAGCTGTAAATGTCCCTTTCACGAAACTCTCGGGACGGTAGACAGAAAGTCCGATTCTTTCCTCCGCCAAGATCGTGCAAAGGTTCCTCCGAAAGTTGTCCGAATCTTCCGTACTGATAAGTACGGTTGCATCCCAACGATCCCACAACTGCGCACCCTGCCTCCAGGCGCCCACGACGAAACGATTAGTTGCGCCAAGCGCCGGCGTGGGCACCACGGGCAAGCCCCACAGGCGGGCACCGGCTTGTCCGGTGGGATTGGCGAACAGGTACGCACCATCCGTGGTCTTGCTCAGCTCTATGGAGGCCCACGCCTGAGCGCTGATCACGATGCCGGTTGCCTCAATCTCCGCAAGGGAGGTTTGCAGCATGGCAATCCGCAGCTCATCAATGGGAGTGGGGTCCGCCACGGTGATGCCGGCGGAGTAGGTGGTGGCTTGCGTGTAAATGCCGTTGAGGTCGGTGCCAGTCCCAGCGCCCATCAGGAGTTGTGATTCCTCCTCAGCGGCTAAACCCCAGCGAAGCCTTCCCTCGATATAGCTTTGCAGCATAGGCACGTCTGAAAGGATTTGTTTCGTCGCAACAAGCCAATGGGCAATCGTGGTGATGCCCATATTCACCACGTCAAACTTGATCGTGCTTTCCGGCTTGAGCGCGCCAGTGGTTTCACTCACCGTCCCCGCGTTGTTTGTAAAACCGCTCTCTCGCACATACTGAATGCTGTTGCTATCCGTGCGGCCCGGCGTGATCAGGTCACGGACGAAAAACCGCGGCGCCAAAGGCTGCTGAATGCCCGGGCGGCGATCCGGGAGGATCAAATCGCCGGCACTGCCGTCCGCATCCGTGGTGAGCGCGCTCACGATCGCCTTAACGTCAATCTGAGCCTTGCCCCGCCCGGCTTGCATCAGGCTTTTGACCTGATCGCTTTCCACCACCAGCTCGCCAAGGCTCTTGCGGCGGGTGGGCGCGTTGGGCAAGCCGCCGGCGGCGCGCTGTTCAAGCTCCATCACGCGGGCGGAAAGCTCATTCTGCTTGAGCATGAGCTTATCCGCGGTTTCCTTGGTTTCGCCCGTCACGGCGCCAAGGTTTTTAAGCTCCGCTTGCGTGGTTTCCGCGATCTTCTTAACGCCATCGCTGGCGGTTTTCAGCTCAACGGCCAAGCTCTTGATTTCTTCCGTGCCATCCAAAGGCATTGGGAGTCTCCAGTCAGGGAGTCATGGTAAAGCCGGCGGCGGCGGCGCGGAGCTGTGCCAGCGCCTCATCCAATCCGGCGGTTTTTGCGGTGGTTTCCCCCTCGGAGTCGCTCCGAATGGCTTTTGCATAGCCAACGCTCGCAATGCGTACGGCCATGCTTTTGGGCACCCCTGCATCACGCAAGAATTGCTCAAAATCTTTGATCGGTGGCGGCTCACCATCGCGAAGCGCCTGTGCAAAGGCCTCCAGATCCGCCCACCTGTCACCCTTGACGTTGTTCACGCGGGCGCGGCGATTTGCGGGCATGCTCACCACGCTCACCTCAATAAGGTCCAGCTTGCGGAGCTTGCGCACATTGCCCTCCGGCCCGGCGTCAATCTCACGGTATCCGATGCTCAGGCCGCGCACGGCGCCCGCCTTGAGCCGGATATACGCCTCATCCGCTTTCTGCACGCCTTTTAGGAGGGTACCGCGCGCCCACAACCCTTTTCCATCCTCAGCGAACTCATGCCACACGCCAATCGGCTCATTCGGATCATGTGCCCACAGCATGAGTGGCATGGTGCCCTCACGGCGATGTTTTACGAGCGAGTCGATGAAGGCTCCACTCTCCACAACATCACCATATGCGTCTGGGCTACCTCCAAAGGTTGAAGCATAACCCTCAAACTCCCCGTTGTCATCCGCGGCCTTGATTTGAAGGGAAAGGTCTTGTGTCTTCATTGTACGCGCTCCGAATTTGAGGCCGGCTCATTGGCGGCGGAGGCACCGCCGGCGGCGGCTAGTGCCATGTTGACGGGCATCCACAGGCGTGAGCTGTTGCCGCCCATCGCCGGGCGCCCCTCCAGCGTGCGCACCTCATCCGGGCTAAAGATCCCGCTAAGTACCATCTTCTGGTAAAACTCCGATCGGGCGGCGGAATCAGCGCGCAATATGCCCTCTACTGCAAATTCCGCTGTATAGCGCGAGCGCTCACCGGGCGGGATCAGGAACTTATTTATACTTTGCTCAATCCGCTCAAGGTAAGGCATCAATGAAAAGATTAAAAAGCCAATTTGTTGCTGTTCTAATCCGGTGCCCCAAGATGTTGATTTCTCCGTGTGAAATGCAAGGAACGGCGGGACACCAAACCAGCGGCAAATTTCCTCAACATTGAATGATCTTGTTTCAAGTAATTGTGCATCTTCTGGCGGGATGGCGAGCGGCTGAAACTTCATTCCGGCCTCAAGCACCATGAATTTCCCGGTGTTTGCGGCCCCGGTGTACTGGTCAATGTAGGCTTTGAGGTCTAGCCGATCCTGTTTCTTCAATACCTGATCAACTTGCACAAATCCGGACGGGCGCAACCCATTGGCGAACACGCCCGAAGCCGCGCGTTCGGCGCTGATGCTCAACCCGATCCCGTTGCGGCCAAGCTGAATGGGACTGGCGCCCACCAGATTGTACCCGCCGCCCCACCCGCGGACATGCCAAACCTTTTCGCGCGGCAACTCATGATCCGCGCCATCGATGTGGGCGCGGTACTTGATCTTGCCGTTTTTGTCCCGGAACGGGTAGCACATATCCGGGCGGATTGGCGTGAGGCTAACCACCCGATCGCCTTGCAAGCCCTTCAGGCAATAGCTGTTGCCCCACATGCAGAGCGATTGACCCACGGACTCCCAAAGCTCGAAGCTGGTTTGCTCGGCGTTGGGCGAGTCATGGAGGAGCATATACAGCGGGTGCTCCTGATCCGCCGCCAGCGTGCCATCCCGCCGGCGCTCGTACACTTTGCACGGCAGCATGGCAATGGATTCACTGATCAGCCGAATGCAGCGGTAGGCGGCGCTCAGGCCAAGCGCTGTGTCAGCGCTCACCGCTTGGCCGGAATAGCTGTCACCGGCGGCGCCCATGTAACGGTAAAAGCGCGGGTCCACCGTGCGCAAGTTGCCCACCACGCGCTCATAAACCTTGCGGAGTATATTCAAAGCCACATTCCCATTGCGCCGATCGCTTCGCTAATATTGCCGCCTTGCTCCTCAGCGGTGGAGGCGGTGGCTATTGCCATTGCGAGCGCTTGCATGCCATCGATACGGCCACGTGAGCGCTTTTTGCTGAGCTTGCGGCTCCCCGCCGGGTCGGTTTCTATGACGGCATTAGCCGCGTTCCAGGTCAATACTGGATGCATGCCGTGGGCGAGCTTGCGGCCCAACAGCTCCGTTTCCAGCGTCCTGAGCGCCGGGGACATGGTTTGAAAGCCTTGGCGCATCTCCGTGAAGCGCTCTATTTGCGCCTCATCCATGCCGGCTTTCTTGAGCCACGGGAGGAGGTGTTTCCAGTTCCACGCATCAAAGGCGATTTGCTGCACGTCATGCTCAGCAAAGACTTTGACCAGCTCATGCGCCACGTACTCGTATTCCACCGCGGCATTTGGCGTGGTTTGCAAATAGCCCTGATCCGCCCACAGGTCATAGCTCACCCGATCAGCGCGGCTCTTTTCCCTCAAGCCCTCCGCGGGCAACCAAAACGTGGGTTTCACGTGCCAAAGGCCATCGATCTTAGCCACCAGCACCAAGGCGCACAGGTCGGATGTGGAGGCCAAGTCCAACCCGCCATACACGGCGGCGCCGTCCCACTCCTCCGCCGGCTCCATGCCGTTCTGTTCCCAAAGCGCCCGGCCCACGAACGGCGAGAACATTTCCACGCGCTGATTCAGGATCAAATTGCGGTATTCGTTTTCGCGGGATGGCATCCGTTGCGCATCCTTCGCCAGCGCTCGCACTTCGTCTTGGTTCATGAAGTGCCCGAACGCCGGGTTAGCCGCCATCAGCGCCTCATCACTGAACGGATCCATATCCATGGGCGCGCTGTACAGGAAAAGCTTGGTCCGTGGATCCGCGCCGCTGGCGGCGTCATCGATCAGGATGCTAAGCAAATCGTCTTCGTTGGGCGCTTGCGTCGAAATCACCACCGTCAATGGGGATTCCTGTGCGGCGGAGGCGGTTTCCAGCGCCTCATACAGCTCGCTCCGCGGCCCGCGTACCTGCCCCAGCTCATCATGAACCGTGAACACCGGCGATAGACCGTAGGCGGTGGCCGCATCGGCGCTGAGCGCCTTGTAAATGCTCCCCAGCTCGCCGCACACCAGTGTTTTGGCGGTTTCCCTCACATGCACATAGGCGCCAAGCTCCGGACTCATGCGCACGATTTTGGCGGCGAGGCTGAACAAGATTGAGGCCTGATCGCGGGACTGAGCTGCGCTGTAAAGCTGTGAATTTGGCCGCGCCTCCGGCCCACAGAGGTGAAGGAGGAGGAGGAAAGCAGAAATTCCGGTTTTGCCATTTTTACGAGCAAAACTGATGATTACTCGCCTTGTAGGAGAGTCGTAAATGCTGCGTATGATTTGCCGCTGGAACTCCTCCAGCACCACCGGACGGCCCACAAACTTACCCTCCGGGATCCTGCACTTGTCTTCAATCCACGCAATATTCCGCTCGCCGCGGGTTGGCGCCGCGGGTTTCTTCCGTGCTGGCATCGGTGCTTAGTGCCCGAACGGCCAAGCGAGCTGCACGGGGTCATCATGGCGCCGGCCTTTCTTGGCGGCGAGGCGCATCATCGCCAGCTCCATGCCGGCGAGCCGGGCGCCCACCTCGCGGCGCATCTCCGCCACCTCCCGCCGGGCGCAGCGCACCTCCTCCACCAGCGCCGCCAAATCCGGCGCCGGCTCATGGGTGAGCGTGGCGGCGGAGGCCATCAGCACCGTTTCCGGCACCAAGGGAGCATCCTGCACCGCCTCCGGTGCCATGGCCTCCGCCGGCGGCTCCATGGCCTCCAGCGCGGCCCTGTGCCGCTTGCTGATCCGGTGCGGCGGGTGGCCGAACTCCTGTATGGCGATGGTGGACACCATGCCGGGCGATACGCCGTAATCGCGGGCGATGCTATCCAGCGGCTCCCGGCGCACCCACCGCTCCACCATCTCCACCTTTTCGGCCATGGTCACCTGAGCGGACTTGCGGCCCCAACGCCTAGCCATGCCGGCCTCCGTGCTGTGTCATGATCAGGCCGCGGACTCCCACGGGCGAGCGGCACCGGCGCCGCTGGCGGTGGCTTTGGAGGCCGTGCCCGCCACCTTGGCCTCATAGCGGCTTTGCGGCGTGCAACGGAGCTTGGTGGAAAGACTGGCGATCATGCGCCCGTGCCGCTCCACCAGTGCGCTGAGCGTCTTGTACCGCTCCAAACCCTCCTCCGTGGTGATCATGTCCATGGGGAAAGCGTCCACTTGCTCAGCGATCCGGCGCGCCATGACGATATGGCGGCACAGCTCGCACAGCACCGCCTGTGAATCCCGCGAAAACCACTCAACCGGCTTGGTGGCACCGATCGCGCGCCACTCATCGCCTTGCTCTTTGGTCAATTCCGCTGGCGGAGGAGGCCTTTGGCCCGGAATGATGGTCACCGCGGCGAGAGATTCCGCGGATTTTCGCCCTCTTTGAGCCATTTAAGTGCCTTTTTCCTTGCGGATTAGTTGGAGCGAGG